GCTGCCCGCCCTGGCGTTTCCCGTCACGCCGGAGCTGCAGGCCGTCGCGGTCGCCTACAAGAACGGCCGCATGATCGCGGACGAAGTGCTCCCGCGGGTGCCGACGGGCGCGCAGAGCTTCAAGTACAACAAGTACCCGATCGGCGAGATGTTCACGGTTCCCGAGACCCGCGTCGGCCGGAAAGGCCAGCCCAACCAGGTCGAGTTCACGGCGCAGGAAACCACCGATTCGACGGTGGATCATGCGCTCGACGACGCGGTGCCGAACGCGGACATCGAGAACGCGCGCGCGCAGAAGGGCGTGCCCGATCCGGAGAAACGCGCGACCCTCGGCCTTACCGAGCTGGTCGTGCTCGCGCGCGAGAAGCGCTCGGCCGATCTCGTGTTCGACGCGAACCAGTACGGCGCCGCGAACAAGGTCACGCTTTCGGGCACGAGCCAGTGGTCCGATTTCGTGAACAGCGACCCGGTCTCGGCGATCCTCGGCGCGTTCGACGGCATGGTGATGCGGCCGACCATCGCCGCATTAGGCCGGGCGGTGCACACCAAGCTTTCGACGCACCCGAAGATCTGCAAGGCGATCTTCGGCAACAACACCGACGCGGGGATCGTCTCGCGCCGCCAGCTCGCGGAGCTGTTCGAGCTGGACGACTGGCTCGTCGGCGAAGGCTGGATCAACACGGCGAAAAAGGGCCAGGCGGCGAGCCTCGTGCGCGTATGGGGTAAGCACGCGGCGTTCCTGCACCGGGACATGAACGCGACGACGGAGTTCGGCATCACGTTCGGCTACACGGCGCAGTGGGGCAGCCGCATCGCCGGCAGCGAGTACGACAAGAACATCGGCATGCGCGGCGGGCAGATGGTGCGTGTCGGCGAGTCGGTGAAGGAACTCGTGACCGCGAACGACTTGGGCTACTTCTTCCAGAACGCGGTCGCGTAAGGCGGGGCGCATCTGCAGCTGATGGGCCGGGCACCGATAGCCCGGCCCGCTTACTCCGAGGCCAACGAAACAGGAGACCAACCCAATGGCGAAAAAGACCTACGAAGTGGTGTCGCCCCTCGATCACAACGGCAAGCGCTACGCGGTTGGCAAGACCGTCGACCTCGAGGACGACGAAGCCGCGCCGTTGCTCGTGCACACAGTGAAGGCGCCCGAGAAGGCGGAACCGAAGGACCGCAAGTAACGCATACCCCAGCGGGGCGCCGATCCGCGGCCACGGACCCTTGCTCTGCGCCGCGGGGAGCCCACCCACCAAGGGGCAACCGGGCAAGGGCCGGCCCCTACGTGAATCGGACCGCCACGACGCACGATGACCTACGCCACCCAACAAGATCTTATCGACCGATTCGGCGAGACGGAGCTCGCGCAGCTCACCGACCGCACGGCCGGCACGACGATCGACGCCGCCGTCGTCGGCAAGGCGCTCCAGGACGCGGACGACGAGATCAACAGCTATCTCGCTGTGCGCTACGCGCTGCCGCTCGCCGCGGCGCCGAAGATCCTCTCGCGCCTGGCGTGCGACATCGCGCGCTATTTCCTCCACGAGGATCGCGCGACCGAGATCGTCGCGCAGCGCTACAAGGACGGGATCGCGTACCTGCGCGACGTGTCCTCGGGGCGCGTCTCCCTCGGCCTCGATGCCGCGAACCAGGAGCCCGCGCAAGCGGGCGGTCCGGCGGTCGACGCCGGCGACCGGACATTCAGCGTCGGCCGCCCGTCGCGCGGCACCGAAGGCACGCTCGATGACTATCTCGGCTGATGGATCTCTCGCTCACGCCGATGATCGCGCGCGTGAAGGCGCAGGTGGCCGCGCTCAAGCACGTCGGCGGCGCCGCGGATTTCGGTGCCGCGGCGCGCGATCTCAGGCTCGCGCCGGCGGCATTCCTTGTGCCGCTACGCGCAGTGGCCGGGCAGAACCAGCTCGACAGCGCGGACACCGTCATGCAGCGCGTCGCGGCCTCGTTCGGCGTGATCTACGGCGTCTCGAACCTGATGGACGCGACGGGCGCGAAATCGGAAGCGGACCTCGCGCCGATCCGCGAGGCGACGCTGGGCGCGCTCATCGGCTGGCGTCCGAGCACGGAGCACGACACCTGCCTCTATGCGGCCGGGCGGCTGCTCGCGCTCGACGACCGGGTGCTGTGGTGGCAGGACGAATTCACGACCGCGTTCTACGCGAGGAAGGTGTGAGATGAACGACCAGGACAACGCGCCGCGCGAAGGCGGCACCTACGAAATCCGCGACGGCAAGCGCGTGCTGGTGACGCCGGCGACGAAGGACCACCCCGAGGGCAACCGCGCGCGCGAGGCGGACGGCACGCCGGTCGCGGGGGCGGACGAGCGCGCGTTCAACCCTGCGCCGCAGATCGACGAGGCCGCCGCGGCGAATGCGGCGGCGCGCGCATCCGAGCACGCGCCCGAGCCCGCGCGCCGCGGCAAGAAAGGAGCTGAGTAATGGACTTCAGAAAGAGTGCGATCCTCTGGAAGCTGGAAGGGTCCTACGGCGTCGACGCGGCGCCCACCGGCGCGGCCGACGCCGTGCTCATCAGCCGGCCCGACGTGCAGGAGCTTGACCACAACATGATCGAGCGCGAGGCGGAGCTGGGCAGCCACTACGGCCATCGCGAGGAGATCCCGGTCGGCGCGGGCGTCACGCTCGCCTTCGGCTGCGAGATGGTCGGCTCGGGCGCGCTCGGCACCGCGCCACAATGGGGCAAGATCCTCAAGTGCCTCGGCTTTTCCGAGACGATCAACCCGGGCGTGAGCGTCGTCTACACCCCGGTGTCCACCGGGATCTCCTCGGCCAGCGCGTATTGGCACAAGGACACCTCGCTCGCCAAGGCGCTCGGCACGCGCGGCACGAAGCTCAGCCTCAAGGTGAGCCCGAAGGGAATCCCGTATTTCGAGATTGGAGCTCGCGGCCTCTACGGCGGCGTGACCGACGCGGCGTTTCCCAGCCAGACCCTCACCGCCTGGAAGGCGCCGATCGCCGTCAACAACGCGAACACCGGCGCGTTCGCGCTGCACGGATTCGCGGGCAAGTGCTACGACATGCAGATCGACGTCAACCCGGAGACGGTTCACCGCGATCTGATCGGCGTCGAGGATGTCGTGATCACGAATCGCAAGCCCGCCGGCCGCATCGTGATCGAGGAGCCGACCGTCGCGACGAAAGATTTCTGGACGATCGTCAAGAACGGCACGGTGGGCGCGCTCACGATCACGCACGGAATCGTCGCGGGCTACAAGGTCAAGATCGACGCGCCGAGCGTGCAGCTGAAAAACCCGCGGCGCGAGAATCGCGACGGCGTGGTCGCGATCGGGTTCGATTTGAGGTTCGTTCCGACCGCCGCCGGCAACGACGAGCTGACGATCACCGCGATCTGACAAGCCGAAGGCAACCGCCCGGCGGGGCGGAACAACAAAAACAATGCCGCCCCTCGCGCCGCGACACCTCCCGCGGCGCGCGGACCTCGCGGGCGAAGCGAAAGGCGCGCGCTTCTGCCCGCTCTTTTTAAGGAGGCACGTAACAGGAGGTTGAGCGATGTTCAAGCTGTCCGAAAAACGCACGATCAAATGGCCCGTCACCGTGGACGTGCCGCAGGACGGCGGCACGACCGCCGAGGCGAGATTCGAGGCCGAGTTCGAGATCCTCGGGCAGGACGAGATGGACGCAATCATCGAGTCCGGCCAGGACCTGCTCGATCGCGTGCTCACCGGCTGGGGCGCGGACCTGCGCGACGAGACAGGCGCCGCGATCCCGTACACGCCTGAGATGAAGGCGAAGCTGCTGCGTGTGCCCTACGCGCGCGCCGCCATCTACCGCGCCTACGGCGAAATCCAACGCGGAGCCGGCGCAAGAAAAAACTCCAGGACGCCGCGCGCTGGTGGGTGAATGGGCCGCGCGGCGCGGGCAATGACGATGAGCTGGAGCGGGATCTTGCAGCGTTTGGGCTGCGCCTCGAGGGCGAGGACGAGGAACGTTCGGCCGCGCCGGAGTTCGGCGTGTGGGCCGAGAACTGGGATGCCGTTCTCCTGTTCGCCGCGTGCGACACCCAATGGCGCGTCGCGGCGGGTCTTGGTGGCGCGCAGGTGCTCGGGCTCGATTACCGTGGCGTCGAGGTAGTGATGCGGTATACGGCCATCAAGCGCGCCGATCGAGCGCCGCTCTTCCGCCAGCTGCAGGTGATGGAGCGCGCGGCGATCGAGGCGATGAACGGGAGGCGCGGTGACTGACACGCAGCACGACGTCGGCATCCGCCTGAGCGGGGACGCCTCCGGCCTGGTCGACGCGACCAAAGAGGCCGCGCAGTCGCAGAAGGCGCTCGAGCAGCAATTCAAGAGCACGGGCGAGGCGGCGAAGCAAAACGCCGCCGAGGCCGAGCGCTTCGTCAAGGGCCTGCGCGACCAGGCCGCTGAGTTCGGCAAGACCAAGCGCCAGGTCGAGGAGTACCGCGCGAGCCAGCTCACGCTCACCGACGCGCAGCGCGCGAGCGTGAAGACCTCGCTCGATCAGATCCGGGCACAGGAGAAACAGGTAGCACTCCTCTCCTCGCTCAAACTCGGATTCGCTGCCGCGATCGGCGGCTATGTCGCCGCGAAGATCGCGATGGTCAAGGGCGCGATCGACGAGATGGACGAGCTGAATAAGCTCCGCCAGCAGATCGGAATGTCCACCGAGGCGTTGTCGGTGTACCGCTACCAGACGAGCCTAGCCGGCGTCTCGAACGAAGAGTTCTCGCTGGGCATGCGCAACCTGGCGCGCAATGTCGCCGAGGCGCGCAGCGGTGTGGGTGACGGCGCGCAGATTTTCGCGCTATTTGGCAATCAGGTCGAGGGCGCCGTCAAGTCGGGCGCGTCGATGGAGCAGTTGCTGCCGCTCATTGCAGAGCGGTTCTCGCAGTGGGGAGACGGCGCGAATAAGACCGCGCTCGCGATGCAGCTTTTCGGTCGGGCCGGAGAGCGTCTGATCCCGTTCTTCAACCAGGGTTCGGCTGGGATTGCGCAGCTGCGCGCAGAAGCGGAGCGTCTTGGGATCGTGATCGGTGGGGAGGCCGCGCGGCAGGCTGAGGAGTACAACGACAACGTCAGGCGCCTCGAGGTTACGGCCACCAACGCGAAGTACGCGATCGCGAGGGACTTCCTGCCCGCCCTGATCGATGTCACGAACGAGATGATTCGCGGGCATCGCGAGGGTGGGCTGCTGCTGGGGGTCTGGGAGGGCCTCAAGAAGAGCGCGCAGTACATGGCGGGCGCCGGGAGCGAGCAGCAGGAACTCGACAACGCCCTCACAGAGCTGCGCCGGCGTTACGAGGTCATGGCGCGTCTCAACCGCAACGCCGAGGCCGGCGAGCGCAACGAAGGCCAGCGGCGTGCGCTGCAGGCCGAGATCGAGCACTTCGAGCGCGAACGCAACCGCTTGGTGGACGTCCTGGCAATCCGCAATCCCGTCAACACTGGCGCCGGCGACGTCGAGCCGCCCAGGGCGGCGGCGCAGGCGCAGGCCCCAGGCACGCAGCGCCAGGGCGAGGACCCTTACGCGAAGCTCATCCAGCAGATCCGCGAGCGCACCGCGGTCTCGCAGCTCGAGCTGGAGAGCGAGCAAAAGCTCACCGAGGCGGATCGCGCGGCGATGCAGGTGATGGTCGCGCTCCAGCAGGGCACGCTCAAGCTCACCGACGCGCAGAAGCTAGGGCTCGCGGCCGAACTCGAGCGCATGATCGTCGCGGGCCGCGCGGCGCAGAGCCGCGAGGAGGACACGCGGCGCACGGAGGAGGCGCGCAAGGCGCACCAGGAGTACCTGCAGGCGCAGTTCAAGGAGTTGGACCAGGCGAAGGAAGCGAACAAAAGCCTGCGCGAACACAACGAGGAGCTGGGCCTCACGACCGAGCAGCTCGGGATGCTCCAGGCCGCGCGCGCCGCGCAGGCGCTCGCGATCCTGCGCCAGCGCGAAGCGCTCCTGGAGCTGAACGAAGGCAGCGAGGAGGATCTGCGCATCGCGCGCGAGCGCATCCGCCTCGCCGAGGAGCGCGTCGGGCTCATCTACGAGGGGATGGAATCGCAGCAGGTGGCTGATGCGCGCAAGAAGGAGGAGGAGGAAGCGAAGCGGGTCGGCGACGATCTGAATCGCGCGGTCACTGACGGCTTGATGCGCGGCTTCGAGCGCGGCGAGTCGCTCGCCGTCAATTTCCGCAACAACCTCGTCAACGCATTCCAGAGCGCGATCCTGCGCCCGACCATCTCCGCGATCATCGACCCGATCACCGCGCCCTGGGCGGCGCTCATCTCGCAGGGCGGCGCCGGCGTACAGGCGTGGTTCGCGTCGCAGAATGCCTCGCCG